ACACGGAATCGGTAAGACAGCTTGCACAGCGTGGCTTGTGCTGTGGGCTATGTCGACTCGCCCGCATCTATCGGGTGTTGTCACAGCAAACACTATGTCCCAGCTGTCCACTAAAACGTGGAGAGAGCTGGCGCTCTGGTATAAGCGCCTCGTCAACCGTCACTGGTTCAAGTGGTCCGCCACGAAATTCTGGCACGTTGACCACCCTGAGACGTGGTTCACCTCCGCCGAACCCAATACTGAGCACAACTCCGAAGCCTTCGCTGGACGGCACGCGTACTACAAGCTCATCATATTCGATGAGGCTTCTGCGATACCGGACAAGATTTGGGAGGTCACTGAAGGAGCGATGACGGATCCGCGGTCCCTCTGGTGCGTCTTCGGGAACCCAACGAAGAACACGGGCCGGTTCAAGGACTGCTTCGAGCATGACAGTGCGCGGTGGGGCACGCGACACATCGACAGCCGCACCTGCAAGATGACCAACAAGGCGGAACTGGATGAGTGGATCAAAGCATACGGCATCGACTCGGACTTTGTTAGAGTACGAATTCTTGGCTTATTCCCGCGATTCGGAGCCATGCAGTTCATTTCGACTGAGTCAGTGGATCTCGCCATGCTCGGTGAAGTACCCTTTGAAGCCTACTGCCTGGTGCCTGTCGTGCTTGGTGTGGACGTCGCACGTTATGGGGACGACAAATCCTGCATTGCCGTTCGCCAAGGCCGGAAGCTACATGAAATCCGGAAGTTCCGAGAACTGAACACGATGCAGCTGGCGGCGCAGATCGTCGCCTGCGGCAAGGACTACGGCGGCGCGGCGGCTGTATTCGTCGACGGCATCGGCGTCGGGGCCGGGGTGGTCGACCGGCTCCAGATGCTGGGCCACCCGGTCATCGAGGTCAACGGCGGCGCCGTGGCCTTCATGGAAACCCAGTTCTACAACAAGACCGCCGAGATGTGGTACCGGATGCGGGAGTGGATCAAGGGGTCCGATCTGCCCGCCAAAGACAGTGAGTTACGTCTCGCTTTGATCGGTCGAGAGTACTACTTCGACGACCGGGAGCGTATACGCTTGGAGAGAAAGCGCGATATGAAGAAGCGGGGACTGGCGTCCCCTGACGAAGCTGACGCCCTGGCCCATACTTTCGCGGAAGAGCTTGGTGACCTAGTGCGCAACAGCGTCGAGCCGGAAGATGAAAATTCCGTCGAACCAACGCATTAGGTGAGGAGAATATGGTGAAGTCATTGCAGAAAACGGACACGCACATTGTGGCCCACTCGGGCCGGCAGGGCGGCGTTCCGACCTACGGAGAGAACGTCTACGCGGTGTACAACAAGCGCACCGGAGAAGAGGTTGAGCGATTCAACAGCTTCCAAGAGGCGCTGGCCGGGCAGGCCAAGTACGACGCGTACGCCAAGACCCACGGGCTGTAGTCCGTGCGCGGCGTTCTCCCCATGGGGGAGTGGACGGCGGAGTTTCAGACTACGCTGACGCAGTCGGTCGCGGCCTACGACCTGAAAAGTGCGGCGGCTATCGCCGCCGCCATGGCCAAGAGCAGAGGCTGGAAGCTGATGACGGTGCAGTCCACCGAGGACTACCAGAAAGCGAAACAGGAGCGCAAGTAGTGGAAAAGCATCGGTTCTATGCCGGCCAAAAAGGCAAGCCGGCAAACCACATTCAGGATTTCAATGCGCCGGTCATCGGGGACAGCTACGACGCCGACACCATGCGCGTCGAGTTCTGGATCGCGAAGCAGATCGGCACGGACCTCGTGAAGACCTACCCCAACCGGCAGTGGCACGTCGACGTGGACTGCCGCAATCAGGTGATCGTCATATCCTGCCCCTCGCTCTCCAAGCGGGAGGGCTATCGCCTGCACATGAAGAAAGACCCGATTGCCTCCCTGATCCCGCGCTGCCGCCACGCCGCGGCCGAGATCCTCGAGCGCTTCAACGTATCGCGCGGGCGGATCATCGACCCGATGACGATGGAGACTTTCGCGCGAGACATGCGCGACGACGTGATCAGCAGCGATCGCGCCCACACTGTAGAGAAGTTCAACCGTGCCTGAGCCAAGCTACGATCGCGAGGACATAGGGCAGACCCGCACCGCGGGCGCCGCTGCCGTTGGTGATTCGAGCTACGGATACTCGCGCACCCCCGCCGACCTGCCGCCGGGCGACATGCCTGCCTCGAGCGGCAGCGCGCGGCCTCCGACCAACGGCACGAGCGAGATGACAGTCTCCGACGCCGCGGCTGGCGGCGGCGCCACCGGCGACTCCATGGGCGGGCCAGCAGGACATAGCGATGCGTGGCTGATTCAGAAGGCTACGCAGTTCTACACGATCGGCCGCAGCTACATGGATTCCAACATCACCCTCGGGTGGGAACGGAACCTCTATCACTTCCGAGGCGAGCATGGTCCGACTTCACCGTACGTACGTCGTGATTGGAAACGAGCACGGACGTTTCGACCCAAGACCCGTGCGAACGTCAAAGCGCAAGAGGCCGCCCTCGCTGCTGCGGCGTTCGCGACGCAGGACTACCTCGACGTAAAGGCGACCGACGCCACCAACGAGAAGGAAGTTATCTCGGCGTCGATCAACAAGGCTCTGCTGCAGAAGCGGCTGGAACTCGTGCCGTGGAACTGGTTCATCACGTCTTTGGGGGCCTTCCAAGACACTAAGAATTACGGCGTTTGCATATCGCACCAGTACTGGAAGTACCAGGCTGTGAGCGAGGTCGTGCCGGCTTTCGATGACCAAGGCCAGCCGATCATGAGCGATGACGGCGCGACGCCGATGGGCACCGAGAACAAGACGGTCATCGCCGACATGCCGATGGTCGACCTTATCCCTCCGGAGTGCATGCTCTTCGAGCCGACCTGCGACTGGCGCAATCCTATGCAGTCGGCAAACTGGATTCAGTACCTCATGGGACTGACAGCCGGCGAAGTGCTGGCCATGATGGAGCAGACCGATCCAAAGACGGGACGCTCTGCGTGGCGCAAGTACTCGCTGGCGCAGGTCCTCACGGCCTCCCGCGAGCAGATTGATAACCGCGTGCGGCGCGCTCGAGAAGGCCGCCACCGCGTAGACCCGGTGACGACTCCCGCGGGAGACGAGTTCACCATGGTCTGGGCGCATCTCAATGTCGCGCGCGAGAAGGGCGTGGATGTTTGCTGGTGGACCCTCGGCACCAACCTCGTGCTGACGGAGCCCCGGCCGCTGACCGAGGAATACCCGCACCTGCGAGCCGGCGAGCGCCCGTTCCGCATGGGCTTCTCCGTCATCGAGGCGCACCGCAACTATCCTGACGGCGACGTCGCGCAGATGGCAAACCTGCAGGAAGAAATCAACAGCGTCGCCAACCAGCGCCTCGACAACGTGCGGTTGGTGCTGAACAAGCGTTACTTCATCCGCCGCGGCAGCCAGATGGACCTCGAGGCGCTGATGCGCAACGTCCCCGGCGGCGGCGTGATGACCAACGATCCCGAGAAGGACGTCCAAGTTGTCAATACGCCAGATGTCACCAGCTCTGCGTATCAGGAACAGGATCGCTTGGCCCAAGACCTCGACGACCTGGTGGGCGGCTTTGGTCAGGCCTCAATCAAGGCGGGCGGAAAGCAGATGGACCGTTCAGGCAGCATGGACGTCCTTCAAGGGGCTGCCGGCGCGGTACAGGATTACGGCATCAAGATCTTCTTCGAGACATGGATGCAGCCGGTGCTTCGCGACCTCGTGCGGCTCGAGCAGATGTACGAGACCGACGAAGTCATCCTCGCGGTCGCCGCGAAGAAGTCCCAGTTGTGGGAAAAGTACGGCACGTCCGACGTTACCGACGAGCTGCTGCAGCAGAACCTGACCACCGACATCAACGTCGGTGTTGGCAACACCGACCCGGTGAAGCGCGTGCAGAAGCTGATCTTCGGTGTCACGCAGGTCGTGCAGTTGCCGGACATGGCCCGCCGTGTGAAGAGCACGGAGCTGGCCGACGAGATTTTCGGAGCGCTTGGCTACAAGGATGCCAGCCGCTTCTTCATGAACGATCAGGAGCTGCAGGTGCACATGAAGACCACCCCGCCTCCGCCGCCTCCACCAGAGATCGCTCTCAAGCAGCAGGAGCTGCAGATCAAGGCGAAGGAGAACGACCAGCGGCACTCGCGCGAGACGCAGTCGATGAACCTCGACCATCAGTGGCGCATGAAGCAGGTCGAGACTTCGGACTTCCTCGGCCACATGAAGACGGCCACGCAGGAAGAGATCGCGAAGATGAAAGACAAGACCCAGCGCGACCTCGGCGCCGCGAAGGAAGGCAACCGGCTGGCCGAGGTGAACATGGACCGGGCAGAT